AGTCAATATACCCGTCCTCCAGCACTTTGCTAGTTGTTTGGTTGATCAAATAATGGAAAATTCTATCAACAACGCTCCTTGGAAACCAAGACAATTCACATTTGAGGAAGCTTGTGGCGGTATAGATGGAGTATCGTATTGTGACGGTTTGCCTAGAAAAACTTCACCCGGTTATCCGTATAATTTAGATAATAAGGAAGGGGGAAAGTTCAAATTCTTTGGCAAAGACGGGCCTTATGACTTTAGTTCAAAAGCTTGTGCGAAATTGAGGGAGCGTGTAAATGATATATTGACATGCGGGAGATCAGGCATTCGGTTAGAGCATATCTATGCAGATGCCCTAAAAGATGAACGTAGGAAGCTGGCCAAGGTTGATACTGGGCAGACTCGTAAGTTCTCTCCCTCCCCCATAGATCTGGCAGTAGCAACGAAGATGATGTTCGGAGACCTCATCAGGTTTTTGATGGAGAACAGGATACAAAACGGCATGGCCATGGGGGTCAACCCATATACAGAGTGGAACAACATTGGTATGGTTTTCGATTCGTTTTCCACACATGTTTTCGATGGTGATTACAAATGCTTCGATGGATCTTTACCTGTTTCTTTCATGGTGCAGTTCTTAAGACTGTCTCGTTGTTATTATGCGTTTGATAGTGAAGAGGATCACCTGTGTCGAGAAGTACTTTTTCAGGAAATAACGGGTGCTCTACATATCATTGGTGGTGTTGTGTATGAGTTCACGGGTAGTGGACCTTCTGGTAGTACCTTAACTACAGCACTCAATAGTTTTACCAATCAATTGATTGTTATGTACAATTCATGGACACCCAACCAAGATATACCATTCCTTCATTTCCCAGATTACTATTTTGATAATGTCATAGTGTTGGCATTTGGAGATGATATCTTGATGGCTGTCACACCAGGAGCCATCGAGAGAATAAACCAAAAGGTCTTATGTGTATCTATGGCTAAGGTGGGTATGACCTTCACACCAGCGGACAAGTCCACCAACGTGCAATTATTTAAGACGTTGGAGGAATGCACTTTCTTGAAGCGTGGATTTAAGCGGGTCGATGGCCAGTACATCGCGCCACTTGAACTTGACGTCATCTTGGAAGCTCCAATGTGGACGAAGGGACATTTAACCGAATCAGACAATTTAGCGATCTTGGAGACATCTTACATGGAGTTAGCTCTGCATGATAAAGACGTGTTTGAGACTTGGGCACCTGTCTTTAGGCAGTTGGCAGTTAGCAAGTATGGGAAACCATTGAGTAGCTTCGACCAACGTTCCCTAAGAGAACGAGCTAAAACTGACAAGGTGCGCCCAGATTATAATCTGTATGCGGATTTGTAGACCATTAGGTCCTGGTAGCGACCATAAACCTACCATCGCGATTCGTCGTGAAACTAGACAGTATTGAACTTAATCCATGCGTTAAAATGCAGGCATCAAGTATGGGTAGATGCTTACTGTCTTTAGAGTCGTGTGCTATTTAGCATAACTTACATCGGGTGCGACGGAGAGACACCAATACCCTGTGTTTCCTGCTCGCTGGCGAGCTATTAAGTGATATTCGACCAGTTAAAAATTTCACTTGCAGAAACAAAAACACAACAAACAAAAACCACAAATGATGAATTAGCCGGGTTAACTTCATTTGTAGATGATGGCACCGTAAGAGCCACAAAGCGTTCTACTTACATAAAACCATCATTAGGATTACCCGCAACTAACGAGGAGTCAACATTCTCTGAATGGATGGCTAGACCAACGCTGTTACACAACGGGTTGTGGGT